ACTAGATACTCTAGTAATTCACCCATCTGTTGCTTACTACCTATATCAGGTTGGTATGTTGACATTCTCTAGTGATTCTCTAACTTCTGGTGGTGCTATCCAATGGGGTGGCGGTGGTGTTGGTGTTACTGACAGATCAATCGGTCAGTTTGCTGGCATGAATGTTGTTATTGACTCTCAAGTTAATACATCTGCTCCAGGTGCATCTGGTCATCAAAAAGAGTTCCGTTGCTACTTAATCAAGTCAGGAACAATTCTTGAAGGCGAACAGTCTCCTCTAGGTATTGAATCAGATAGAAACATCTTATCTAAGCAAGATGTTATGTCTGTTGATTACCATAGTGCTTATCACATCATGGGTACTAAGTGGAGTGCTGCTACAGACAACCCAACAAACGCTGCTTTGATGAACTCAAGCAACTGGGCTGCTACATACGATGTAGACTTGATTCCTGTAGTTGAGCTAATCGTTAACTCACCACTTGATACATCTACTATTTCTTAATAGGATTAGATTGTGGTCATCAAACCTCATCAATTATTGGTGGGGTTTTTTCTTTACGCTACAATAAAACTAAAATTACTTTCTAGCCGTGGCAGCCACCATAAATGCAACTGTAAAAGACGCTAACGCTAACAGCTATGTCACGCTTACAGAAGCCAATACTTACTTTGAGACAGTTCCAGACTCTTCAACTTGGACAAATAAAACAGATGATCAAAAGAATAGAGCATTAATATCAGCTACCAGATGGATCGACAGCTTTGTATTCTACGGAGACAGATGCGATGACGGTCAGGCACTTAAATTTCCTAGAAATAATTACCAAGTAGATGGTGTAGAACTGTCCTGTGATTTGATTCCGCTAAATATAAAATATGCACAATATGAACTAGCCAGAGCTTTGGCAAATGATACTGGTGCAATCACAGGTACTACAGGAACAGACGGTAATTTTTCTGAAGTAAAATTAGGAGATATAGAAGTCAAATACAATACCGCAAGTCAGGGAACAGGATCAATAAATAATATTTTAGATGTTTACCCTTGGTTACAAAGTTATCTAGGTGCATATATACTTGGTGGAGCAGGATCTTTTCAGATGAGGGTAGTTAGAGGCTAATGGCAGGACAACTAGATACATCACTAAAAAGCATAGCTAAACAAGTAGTGTCTTTACTTGGAAACTCATTAGACACCTCTATTGTTTACACACGAAAAGGCGTATCTAGTTATAACAACACAACGGGAGAGTACATAACAGTAGACACAAACTATACAATTAAAGTACCTATCGAGTTTGTACAATCTACTGAAGAATCTGGGTTTCAGGAGAATGTTGCGAGACTCTACATTACTCCAGACTTGATAGGTGATAATCAACCTTTACTCCAAGATGAAATAACTCTTACATTTTCTGGATCTACAAGAGGAGCTAAGATAACGGATATTCGCACATTAAAAGGTGGACAGGAATACCTGTTCCGTATTGATGTAATTTTCTAATGACTTTAGTAAACGCAAGAGCAGCATTTGAAACAGCAATACTAGACGCTGTTCAAGACGCAGATCCTACTGTTACTGTAGTATTTGACAATACACCTTTTACAACTCCAGGTAAAAATAAAAAGTATGTAATGGTAAACATAAACTTTAATCAATCAACTACTCAACCTCAAGGTGCAGCCCAGACATACTACTCGGGAGTCATACGTTGTGGCATAATGACACCGCCTAATAAAGGAAGTGCAGTAGCCTCTGAAATAGCAGAACTTGTTATCACTGGACTGACTTCAGTGAACGCATCTGACTACACCGACACTTTCTCTGTAACTCCTAGAGTCGGTCAAATAGAAGGACCAACAGCTATAACTACAGATAGAGACACACACTTTTTAAGTGTTGTGAACTGCGATTTTTCTGCAAATGGCTAAAGATATAAAGCAGTTACCAAAGGATTTTAGAAAACTTGTAACAGAAGCAAGAGCCGAAGCTGCACAAGAAATACAACAATCACTAATGAACCGAAGTCCGTTTTGGACAGGAACTTTTGCTGAATCCTGGATAGTAAGTGATACTGAAGTACAAGCAACAAAACCTAGACAGGGAGAGTTTATACCAGAAGATGATGCCTTACCTAGATTACCTAGCAGTATATTCAGAGCTTCGAGCCAACAAGGAGCGAAAGTATACCAAGCATTAACTAGCCCTGTGTTTATTGGTAACGAAACAGATTATGCAGCTTTTGTAATTAATAAAGCAAAACTAAAAGGCACAAGAATAAAATATGAATCCTTGTTTAAGAAGGGAGCTAGAACAACACCTCGACCCAATGTTCCTAACTGGTACGATGTCTATACGCAAAGTAAGGAGATATTTAAAGATATAGATAAAGGATTTTTAGCACTAAATAGAGGTTTCACGACTAAGACAACCAAGCCAGCAGGAACATACTAAGCTATACTACAGGAATAGATACAATTTTTTATGCCAACAACCAGAGCAATCGACAAACTAAGACAGGCTTTTAGTGTCGAAGAACGCAGTAGTTACTCCATTTTTAAGGGTGAGGAGTTGATCTTAAAAGTATTTTGGTCGCCCCTAACTATAGCCGATAGAGATACAATAAACAGTACACTAATAGCTATGAACAAGGGTAAAGAAGAAGGTAATCTTGACTTTGCTCTTCAGGTAATTGTTACAAAAGCTGAAGATGAATCAGGTGCAAAGATGTTTTCAGCAGCAGATTTACCAGCACTTAGAAGAGAAATTCCAATGTCAGTTCTGTTGGACATAATGAGTAAAATGCAGGGAGTGGGCGAGGAGGAAAGCCCCGATGCCGTAAAAAGCTAAATTAGATAAAGACGCATTTACATATCTACAATTTTTCATTGCAGAAAAATTAGGGTATACGCATAGAGAAATAAGAGAAAAAATGTCCGTACAAGAGCTATACGCTTGGAGTGCTTACTTCAATATAAAACATGAGAGAGAAGAGGAAGCATACGAAAGAGCTAAGAGACAAGCCCAGACTCGCAAAGTACGCTAATATAGAATCATTTAGTATAAATAGTCGTGGCTGCTAATTACAAAGTAAATATAGAATTAGATACTAAAAAATTAGATCAGCAACTTAGACGACTAAAGAATCAGGTAGAAGAAGTAGGAAAAGTAAAGAGAGGTGCAGGAGGCGGTGGAGGTAAAAGAAGAATATTATCTACTGAAGCTGACGATCAGTTTTATAAAAATTTAGGAATAAAAACTAGACAATTTGCAAAAAGTATAAATCCAATATTAAACAAAGCAGATAAGGTTGCTTCTAAAGGAGGTATGCTTGCTCTTCCCGATAGCAAGATGCTGAACGCACAAGTAAAGGGAATAAAAAGATTAGAAACATCAGCAGACATAGCAGCTAAACACGCAGAAAGAAAAGCTAAAGCAGAAGAAAGATCAGCTAAGTATGCAACAGAGTCAATGAAGGCAAACCAAGCATCTGCTAAAGCTGGAGCAGCCCACGCAAGAAAGTTAGAAAGAATGAGAGGCGATACAGGTTTTACAGCAGCACAGTACGGACCACAGTTCGATAGTATGTCGCTTCCCACTCAGTCTGCACTTAACTTTGATAGAAGGACAGGTAAGTTATTACGAGGACCAGCAGGGTCTAGCCCAAACACATTTAGAAATTTAGGCAGAAGATTTGATACACAAAGTGCTCTAATTAGTGGAGCTTTTCCTCTGCTATTCGGGCAAGGTCCAGGTATAGCAGCAGCAGGAGCTTTAGGCGGTGGTATCGGTGGAATGTTTGGACAAATGGGTGGATTTGCAGGAGGTATTGCAGCCACAGCAGCAGTTCAAGCCATACAGTCTGCTGTGCAAGCCATCGGAGATTTAGGAAAAGCCCTTGGTCCGTTTACAAAAAATAGTCAAGCTGCAATAGAAGCATTAGGTTTACAGGGATCAGCACAGGAAGCTCGAATAAAATTAATAGAGAGAGCACAGGGAAAAAATGCAGCGTTTAACGCAACTATGGAACTTATGGCTAACAGAGTAGGAGATGAAGGGGTTGAATCAATAACTAAATTTGGCGAAACCACAAGATTACTAAATAACCAGTTTGCTACTGGTGTAGCCAAAGTACAAGCATTTACAGCATCAATATTAAATTTCTTAGTAAAAATAACAGGATATGAAAAAAGTCTTAGAAATGCTGATGTAGCTCAAACTCTTTCTGATGCAAGGGCATTAGACGACCCTCGTGCACTAGCTTTGGAAAAAGAAAAACAGGACTTTCTTAAAGATGCGTATAAAACAGTTGGACATGGCGGAAGTAGAAAAATTTTAAAAACTGGTGCAGCAGAAGCGATTAAGGAGTTTGAAGCTAGAGAGAAAATATTAGCAACAATTATAAATACAGAAATAGAGGCAGCTACGCTAACAGAAAAATTTGACCAAGCAGCTAAAAAAGTAGGCGAAGAAAGAGATATGACAGAACGAATAATTGAGCTTAGACGAGAAGGACTAAATCCTGAAATTGCAAAAACAATAGCCGAACTAGAAAAACAGGCACAAACAGGAAAAGATGCTTTACAAGCTGAAATAGATAAGTTATTAGAAAAACAAGAAGAGGTAGGTAAACTTGATCCGTTAGATCAAGCAAGACTTGACACGTTAATAAAACAGAGAGATGAACAAGACAACATAATAGATGGAATTAGAGAAACTGAAGAAGCAACACATAACTTAAATAAAGCAGCAGAAGAAACATTAGATGCGTTTGAAAACCTAAAATTAACGATACAGAATGACATAAAAGATGGAATAAAAGGACTCATAAAAGGAACTTCAACTCTTGCAGACTTAGCAAGCAACGTAGCAGACAGATTTTTAGATATAGCTTTAAATCAAATGTTGTTTGGTAACGCAGGAGGCCAAACTGTAACAGGAGGTTTATTTAAATTTTTAGGGTTTGCAAATGGAGGTAGACCACCTGTAGGTGTACCTTCTGTAGTAGGAGAAAAAGGTCCAGAATTATTTGTTCCTGATAGATCAGGCACTATCATACCTAATAATCAATTAGGTGGCTCAACAAATGTAGTGGTAAATGTTGATGCTTCTGGTTCTAACGTAGAGGGCGATGAACAACAGAGTAGAGAACTTGGTCGACTTATTTCAGTTGCAGTACAATCTGAATTAATACAGCAAAAAAGACCAGGAGGATTACTTGCATAATGGCTACATTTCCCTCAATAAAACCTACTTACGGCCAACAAAAAAGATCAGCACCTTTAACTCGCACTATTCGCTTCGCTGATGGCTATGAACATAGAATATTATTTGGTCTCGCACAACATCAAAATCCAAAAGTTTTTAATCTTACTTTTAATGTTTCAGAAACAGAATCAGATGAGATAGAAACATTTTTAGATGCCAGAGCAAATGATAGTGATAGTTTTACTTTCACTCCACCTGGAGAAAGTTCTTCTTCTGAGTTTGTTTGCGAACAATGGAGCAAGTCAATACCATACAATAACAGAGCTAATATTCAAGTTACCTTCAGACAAGTATTTGAACCAGCATCATAATGACAGTCAATTCTAAAGTATTTAGCAGTCTACAAGACATAAATCCATCAGCAATTATTGAACTATTTACGCTTCAATTATCAACTGCATTGCATGGTGCAAATACAATTTATAGATTTCACGCTGGAAGTAATCTTAATGCAAACGATCAAATAGTATGGGATAGTAACCAATACCTTAGATTTCCTATACGAGCATCAGGTTTTGCTTTTCAAAAAGGACAGTTACCAAGACCAAAAATAACTATTAGTAACGCAACAGGATTAATTTCAGCAATTCTTTTAAATGTAAATGAAACAACAACTGGTAATGATTTAACAGGAGCTACAGTAACAAGAATAAGAACATTAGCAAAGTTTATTGATGCTGTTAATTTTACTGACGGCATAAATGCAACTGCTGATCCTAATGCAGAGTTTCCCCGTGAAGTTTATTCCATAGATCGTAAATCAACAGAGACTAGAGAAGTTGTTGAATTTGAACTTGCTGCTCCTACAGATTTAGCAGGAGTTAGGATACCGAAGAGACAGTGCACTCGATCCATATTCCCTTCTATTGGTACGTTTGTTCAATGACTTGGAAATATAAAGCACTACTTCATGCTCAACAAGAAGATCCTAAAGAATCTTGTGGTTTACTATTGAACATAAAAGGTAAAGAAAGATATTTTCCTTGTCGTAATCTTTCAATGACAGAACATCAATGTTTTATTATCGACCCAGAAGATTATGTAAAAGCAGACAATACAGGAGAAATAGTTGGAGTAGTTCATAGCCACCCCATCACTCCACCTACTCCTAGTCAGGCTGATAAAATTAGCTGTGAAGATAGTAATTTACCTTGGTATATTGTTAATCCAAAAACAGAACAGTGGGCATATCTAGAACCTTGTGGATACAAGCCACCTTTATTAGGTCGTCAATGGGTTTGGGGTATAACAGATTGTTGGAGTTTAGTAAGAGATTGGTATAAAGAAGAAAGAAATATTGAACTTAGAGATTGGGAAAGACCAACCACATTGCAAGAATTTAATAATAAACCCCTGTTTGAAGATTGTGCTTGGCGAACTAATTTTAGAGAACTCAGACCTGACGAAAAGCTAGAAGATGGAGATGTTTTACTTATGAGCATTTTACACCCAACTTTAAATCATGTAGCATTATTTTTTGAGGGAGATGTTATTCATCATTTAACCGATAGACTATCTTGTAGAGAGCCTTACTCTGAATGGCTGTTAAAATGCACGGGAAAGAGGTATCGTTATGCTTCGTAAAGTAAAGCTGTATGGAGAGTTAGCTAAATTTGTCGGACATAAAGAGTTCGAGGTAGAAGTAGATACAGTTGGTAAAGCTGTTAGTTTTTTAATACATAATTTTTCAGGTATAGAATCTTATATGAGTCCAAACTACTATCAGGTAAAAGTCGGTAAATATGATATTGATAAAAATGAAATTGACTATCCAATAGGTAAGGAGGATATACATTTTATACCTGTAATTAGTGGTGCTGGTAGAGGTTTTGGAAAAGTCTTACTAGGAGCAGTTCTTATAGGTATTGCTATAGCAGCACCAGGAGCAGGATTCGCTTTAGGTAAAGGAGGTTTTGGTTTTATAGCTACGGGTGCTGCTCCTAGTGCTCTTATGGCTGGTATAGGAAATTTAGGAGTAGCTTTAGTATTAACTGGAGTATCTGAAATGTTGACTCCTTTACCAAAACCCTCAGATTTTAACTCAGAAGAAGATCCACAATTATCTTTTAATTTTAGTGGAGTGCAAAATACATCAAGGGCTGGTACTCCCGTTCCAATAGTTTATGGTGAAATATTTACAGGAAGTGTTGTAATAAGTGCAGCGATTGACACTAATCAGGTAGAAGCATGACAGACGAAACTAAACTTATCAGAGGAGCAGGAGGCCCACCAAAACCACCCCCTCCTCCATATCGTGCTCCTGATACTTTACATAGTAGAAGTTTTGCTACTGTCCAAGATTTAATATCTGAAGGTGAAATAGAAGGTTTTGCTACTGCATCAAAAGCAGGACTTACAAAAGGAAGCACTGACTATCAAAATGCGAGTTTAAAAGATGTATTTCTTGATGACACTCCAATACTTAATGCAAATGCGGATAATAGTAGTCCTGCTGATGCTGATTTTAACTTTCAAGATGTAACCTTTAAGTCTAAATTTGGAACGTCAAACCAAACTGCTATGAGTGGTATTCCTGCTGAAAGCAGATCACCTACTGCTGTTGGAGTTGAAGTAACTACTTCTGCTCCTGTTACCAGACAGATTACAAATACAGATGTAGACGCAGTTATTGTTACTCTAACTTGGCCTCAAATTCAAGTATTAGAAGATGATGGCGATGTTAGAGGAGATACCGTTGCATATAAAATACAGATTCAACATGACTCTGGTGGATTTGTAGATAAGGTAACTTCTTCTGTTAGTGGAAGAACAGCAGATGCTTATGCTAGAGATCATAGAATTGAATTAACAAGTGGATTCACAACAGTAGATGTAAGAGTTATTCGTGTTACGGCAGATAGTACAGATACGCAAAGAGTAAATTCTTTTCAATTTACTAGCCTACAAGAAGTTATAGATAACAGTTCCACTTATCCAAATAGTGCTTACGTTGCTCTTCGTTTAGATAGTAAACAATTCAATCGTATACCTACAAGAAAATATCGTATTAGAGGAGTAAAAGTAAGAATACCAGGAGCAGGAGCATCTGGAACTGGTACTCCAGACGTTGATATTGCCACAGGAAGAATAAGGTATCCAAGTGGCTACGTTTTTAACGGAGTTATGGGTGCTGCTGTTTACACAAATTGCCCTGCGATGTGCTTGCTTGATTTACTCACAAATACTAGGTATGGTTTGGGGGATCATGTTACTGATAGTAATTTAGATTTATTTAGTTTTGTAGCTGCTAGTAAATATGCAAACGAAGAAGTAGATGATGGAACGGGATCAGGTGCAAAAGAAGCCAGATTCAGTTGTAACGTAAATATTCAAAGTCCTAAAGAAGCGTTTGCAGCGATAAATGACTTGGCTGGTGTTATGAGATGTATGCCAATATGGTCTGCTGGTTCTGTAACCATATCTCAGGATAAACCAACAACAGCAAGTTATTTGTTTAACTTAGCCAATGTAGGCGAAGGTGGTTTCGCCTACTCAGGAAGCAGCTTAAAAACTAGGCATAGCGTTGTTTCTGTTAGCTACTTCAACATGGATTCTAAAGAAGTAGACTTTGAAGTGGTTGAAGATGCAACAGCAATATCAAAACTTGGAACGATTGTTAAACAGGTAAAAGCATTTGCCTGTACTTCTCGTAACCAAGCTGCAAGATTGGGCCGTGCAATTCTTTTTGCTGAGCAAAATGAAAGTGAAACTGTCACTTTTCAAACTTCAATAGATTCAGGAGTTGTTGTTAGACCTGGTTCTGTTATTGAAATAAACGATCCAGTAAGAGCAGGATCTAGAAGAGGGGGTCGTGTAGTGGCTGCAACAACCACAACAATTACTATTGATGCTTTACAGCAAACCAGTTTACCAGCGTTAAATGATAATCCTACAATAAGTGTTATTTTATCTGATGGAACAGTCGAAACAGGTTCAATATCTGATTTTACAGATGCAGTTGTTACTGTTAATAGTGTTACCAAGTTAAACGATCAAGGACAAACTGTTACACAATCCGCTTTTAGTTCTGCACCTAACGTAAATTCACCTTATTTAATATCTAGTACAACTTTACAAACTCAATTATTTAGGGTAATTCAAGTTGAAGAACAAGATGATATTAATTATGTAATTTCTGCGTTGTCTTATGTGGAGGGAAAGTACGCATTTATTGAGAATGGAACTGCTCTACCTACAAGAACAATATCAGTATTAAATGCTCCTGCATCTGCTCCTAGCAACTTAACAGTTACAGAGAAAACAGTTGTCATTAATAGTATTGCCAGAAGTAAATTAATTATTGATTGGCAGCCAGTACAGGGAGTTACTCAGTATCTTGTTAATTACAAATTACAAAATGGTAACTATGTTTCTCAAGTTGTATTTAGTAGTGATTTTGAAATTTTAGACACAGTTAAAGGTACTTATGAGATTCAGGTATTTTCTTATAATGCAAGTTTAGAATTATCTTCTCAATTTGCAAGTACAACTTTTGTTGCACAAGGTAAAACAGCATTACCAGAAGATGTCTCTGGATTAACCATTGAACCTATAAATGAACAGTTTGTACGATTAAGGTTCACACAGGCAACTGCTATAGATGTTCTGCACGGAGGTCGGGTTTATATACGGCATACAAATCAAACTGGAGGATCTGCCACATTCCAAGCAGCACAAGATGTTATCGAAGCTGTACCTGGTAACACAACAGAAGTCATAGCTCCTGCCCTTGCAGGAACATATCTTCTTAAGTTTCAAGATGATGGTGGTAGATTTAGTGCAAATGCAACAAGTGTAGCTTTATCTATTGTTGATATTTTAGATTCGATTACTGTCAAAACTGATCGAGAAGATACAGACGGAACACCATTTAACGGAACAAAATCAAATCTTACTTTTGACTCATCTATTGGTGGATTAAAACTTACAGATCCAACAGCAAATGCTACTGGTACTTATGATTTTGTAGATACTCTTGATCTTGGCGGTACATTCTCACTTGTCTTAAAAAGACATTTTCAAGGAGTTGGTTTTTATGTAGGAGATCAGTTTGATAATAGAACAGAGAATATAGATACTTGGACAGACTTTGATGGTTCAGTTGCTAATGATGCAAACGCAAAAATAGCGGTACGAACCACTACTGATAATCCTTCTAGTTCTCCTACTTACACATCTTTTAATGATTTTGCTAATGGAACATTTAAGGGTAGAGGATTTCAATTTAGAATTACTTTAGATACAGCAGATACAGCACAGAATATGAATCTTCAGCAAGCAGGGTATACAGCAACTATGCCATCAAGAACTGAACAATCTTCTGTTATAGCATCAGGAGCAGGAGCAAAAGCTGTTACATTTACAGCACCATTTTTTGTTGGAACGTCTGGACTAGGTAATTTAAATAGTTTTTTACCTTCTGTTAATATTTCTCCACAGAATATGGCATCAGGTGATTATTTTGAACTTAGCAGTATATCTGGAACTGGCTTTACAGTTCACTTTAAAAACTCAAGTAATGCTAGTATTGATAGGAACTTTACCTACAGTGCTGTTGGTTTCGGCAAAGGAGTGTAATATGGAGGAAAACAAAGTCTAATGGCACAAGTAACAGATTATGATGTCGCCAATGCTTCGGGAGCTAACGTAAGAACAGATCTAAATTTAATTTTAGATGCAATAAAGACTTGCAATGCTGGCACACAAAATAACTTAGGAACAACAAGTCCATGTCAACTTTTTGCTGATACAACAAACGGAAAGTTAAAAATAAGATCAACTTCTGGTAATGATGCTGCTGCAAGTGCAACTTTTTTTGAAATTGGAGATTTAGATACTGCAAATTTAGGTCTGCTGCCTAGATCAGGTGGTACAATGACAGGTCAGTTATTAATAGATGATTCTTCAAGTGCTTCTACTCCTGCATTAAGTTTCGATACAGATACAGATTTAGGATTATTCAGAAAATCTGCAAACATAATGGGATTTTCTTCTAGTGGTACAGAGAGAATGATATTTGATGGTAATGGATTAACGCTTCAAGCCCAGAATGATTTGAGGTTCGCTGACGCTGATAGTAGTCATTATGTAGGATTTCAAGCACCAGCTACAATTTCTTCTAGTCTTACTTGGACATTACCTTCTGCTGATGCTGCTGTTTCTGGCTATGCTCTTGTATCTGATGCGTCTGGTACGTTAAGCTGGGCTGCTGCTGGAGGTGGAGCAGTTGGTGGAGGGTCAGATGAAATATTTTGGGAAAACGATCAAACTATCACACAAAATTACACGATCACAAATGGTAAAAATGCTGGCAGCTTTGGTCCAATTACTATACAATCAGGAGTAACAGTCACAGTTGGATCTGGTGAGACTTGGACTGTTGTTTAAATTATGAGTTTACTTAAAGTCGATCAAATAACACCTGTAGGAGGTTTAGGTAGTGGTGCTGTTGGAGGAATCATACAAGTTGTTTCAACAACAAAAACCGATACTTTCTCTTCTTCTAGTACCGATACTAACATTACAGGGTTATCCGTCACGATTACACCTCAAAGTTCAAGTAGTAAAATTTTAATATTTATGTCGGTTACTGGTTCAAACCAGAATACAAGTCAAAGATTTGCATGGGGTTTAAAAAGAGGAAGCACACAAATTGCTAAAGGTGATGCTGCTGATAGTAGAACTAGAGCATCAGTAGGAGGCCAAGATGCTGGTGGAGGACATTGTGATAGTTGTGTAGTTCTACATTTAGATTCCCCAAGTACCACATCTGCAACTACATATCAAGCAACAAGCATGGCGATTGATGGTGGTACAAATTGTGTTAACAGAACAAACTCAGATTCAAATGGTAGTTCTTACGCGAGATTTGCTAGTTTTATAACAGCATTTGAAATAGGAGGTTAAAAATGTTATTAGATCACGAAGCAATAAGAAAAGCATATCCAAACGTAGTTACGATTGATGATAGCGGTCAAATTGAAGATGCTTCTGGTAATCAAATAACGATTGAACAATCAAAAGTTGATGCAGCAAGAGTTGAATTAAATAAATTAAATTATCAGACAGATAGAGTTTATGATGGCTCAACAACTTATGCTGCTATTGGAGATCAATTAGATATGTTGTATCAAGATATAGTCGCTGGTAAACTAGATACAACTGGAACGTGGGCGACCCACATAAAAACCGTTAAAGACGCAAATCCAAAACCATGAGCACATTATCAGTTGGAACAATAAAAAGTGCATCTTCAGCACCACCAGTTTTTCAAAATAGTTCTGGTACAGAAAAAGGTCAACTTGTAAAAATGTGGATAAATTTTGATGCAACTAACAGCAATAGTATTAGAGGTAGTTTTAATGTTTCATCTATAACTGACCACGCTACAGGATACCATCAGATTAGTTTTACAAATGCTATGTCGAACGGAAATTATGCAATTTGGTGTCAAGCCTCTACAGGTAATGATTTATCATTCGCTGCTGCTGATGAAGATTACAACGTAGCAGGGTCTTGTAGAGTTATAACAAGAACTTCAAGAACTTCTAATGCAACTGACTTTCCTTACGTTGGTGTATCAATAATAGGAGAAAATTAATGTCAACACTTAAAGTCAACACAATACAAAATACAAGCGGTGGTTCTAGTTCAACTCCAGAACAACTTGAGCAAGGTAGAGCAAAAGCATGGGTTAATTTTAATGGTCAAGGCACACCTTCTATAAGAGACAGTTTTAATGTTTCATCTTTAACAGATGTAGACACTGCTAAATATCACGTTAATTTTTCGACATCTTTTGCTAATGCAAATTATTGCACAGTTGGTTTAGGTAGAGCCGATGTTAACGGAGGTGCAAGAATTGTGGTCGGTTTTGGAACACCACTTACATCTCGTTATACCATTCAGACTAGAAACAGTGGTAATAATAGTGAAGAAATAGAAGAAGTAAATGCTGCCTTTTTTGGCGATCAATAATTATTTGATATACTAAAAGAAAAACTTATGGCTAATTCTGACACAAGATTTATCTATGAAAATGACGATGGTTCAATAAGCATTGTCTGTCCAGCAGATAATACTGATTTAACTCTAGATCAAATTAAAGATAAGGATTGTCCTAGTGGTAAAACAGTTTATACTGTTAATAAATCTGTAATTCCTACAGATAGGAGTTTCAGAGGTGCTTGGACTTATTCGGAGTAAATTATGGGATTTGGAATAGATATGGCGAAAGCCAGAGAAATTCACAAAACAAATATAAGGACTGCAAGAACATCAAAATTTGCAGAACTTGATATTGAATTTCAAAAAGCATTAGAAACAGGTGCTTCAACTACAGATATTGTTGCCAAAAAACAAGCACTTAGAGATGCTCCTGCCGATGCTGGTATAGCTGCTGCTTCAGACGCAGATGCACTAAAAGCACAATGGAAAACTGATATATTAGGTGCATCTCCATATAGCTAATGGCAATTATCCCAGGAAAAAAGAATTTTACTGTTCAACGCAGGGCAGATTTTCCTATTAAATTGACATTTAAAGATTCAACTGGATCGGCAATAAGTTTGAACGGATACACAGTAGAAGCACAAGTTTATGATGAGTCACGCTCCACAAAATATGCAGATTGGGCTATAACTTATACGGATAGAGGTAATGGAATTATTGATATGAATTTAGCCGATACAGATACAGCAAATTTCACTCCAGATATTTTATTTTATGACGTATTACTAACAGAACCGAGTGGTAACAAAAACTATTATTTAGAGGGTAAACTATTTGTAAGTGAAGGTTACACCGCATGAGCAATTCTAATTCTGTTACTGTCAGCCAAGTATCTGATGTAACTACAGTTGAAATCACCACAGTTGGTCCTCAAGGTCCAGGTTTTGATTTAACTTTAGATCATACTGCTAAAGTTGATAATTCAGTTATGTACTATCAGCAAAGTAGTGGTAAGGTTATATTAGATAATAACGTCACTACCCTTAAACTCGTTGATGGAGGAAACTTCTGATGTCTAACACGATTAGAATTAAAAGATCCACAGGATCATCTGCACCAGGTAGCTTAGAAAATGCTGAATTAGCGTTTGCTGAAGGCAGTAAAAAACTATTTATTGGTATTGGAACAGGTGGAGCAGGAGGAACTGCTACAACTATTGAGGCAATCGGTGGAACTGGTAGTTTCTTTGATAAATCTACAGTACAAAATGCGAATAAGGTTATAGCTGGTCCGACAACAGGTAGTGATGCTGCTCCAACATTCAGAGCTTTAGTGGCTGCTGATATTCCTTCGTTAGCTCATACAAAAATAAGTGATTTTGATACAGGTGTACAGGCAAATAGATTAGATCAAATGGCTGCACCTACTGGTTCAGTTTCATTAAATAGTCAAACAATAACTAACGTAGCTGACCCAGTTAATACACAAGATGCAGCGACCAAAGGTTTCGTTGAGGCTACATCACAAGGACTTGATGTTAAAGATTCATGTGTAGCAGCTACTACAGGAAACATCACAATATCTACTGCTCTTAATAATGGAGACACGCTAGATGGTGTTACCTTATCAACCAATGATCGTGTTCTTGTAAAAGATCAATCAACAGCAAGTCAAAATGGTATTTACGTTGTTGGTTCTTCTCCAGCAAGGGCAGCAGATTTAGCTTCTGGTGCTGACGCTGCTGGATTCTTTACATTCGTAGAACAAGGAACTGTTAATGCAGATAACGGCTTCGTTTGTACAAGTAACAAGGGATCTGCTGTTGTTGGTACAAATGATCTTACGATTGCTCAATTTTCTGGTGCAGGGCAAATTACGGCAGGGAATGGCTTAGATAAATCTGGTAATACACTTTCTCTTGATCTTAAATCAAACGGAGGACTTGTAATAGAGTCAACAGAACTCGCAATAGATTTAGCTGCTAGTTCTATAACAGGAACACTACCAGTTACGAAATTAACAAGTTTGACATCTACTGTGACAGAGTTGAACGTGCTTGATGGAATTACCTCGACTACCGCAGAACTGAATTTGATGGACGGTGGAACTTCAGCTACATCAACAACACTTGCTGCGGCAGATAGAATAATAGTTAATGATGATGGAACAATGAAACAATGTGCCTTAACAGACCTTGTTGTATTCCTAAGAAACGAAAGTGCATCTGGTTTTAACATAGATGGTGGATCTTATTAAAAATAGCTATTAGGAGGCAAGGCCAATGGCTAATCAAATTCGATTTAAAAGAGCAAGCGGTAGCGATCCAGGGGCAAGTGATCTTGTTTTAGGCGAACCAGCCGTTAGAACCGATACTGGCGAATTATTTTTTAAAAAAGATGATGGTTCAGTAGCAAAAGTATCGGGTGGTGGAATAAGTGACGGAGATAAGGGAGATATTACAGTATCCAGTTCTGGTGCAACTTTTACTATTGATAGTGGAGTCGTTACATCTGCCAAAATAGCAAATGACACTATTGTAAATGCTGATATAAATTCAAGTGCAGCTATAGATGGCTCAAAAATTTCTCCTGACTTTGGGTCGCAGAATATAGTTACTACTGGTCAAATTCAAATTGATGGAGATGGCGGGAGTAAATATATTTCTGTTGGAGATAATCAAGATTTAAAAATTTATCACGATGCTTCTGGGCCATCTATTATTTCTGATCCAAATAATCAAGGACTAAAAGTATCAGCTAAAAATTTAAATTTTACAGAATATACAGGTTCTACTACTAGATTTAGAATTAATGATGATGGTCATGTTGATGTAACAGGAAATCTAGACGTTGGTGCTGGTCTTGATGTAACAGGTAATATCACAGTATCAGGCACAGTAGATGGTCGTGACGTAGCTGCTGATGGAACAAAACTTGATGGGATAGAGAGTGGAGCCACCGCAGATCAAACAAAATCAGACATAGATGCTCTTGGCATTGCAGCTTCTACCGCAAGCACACTGGCTACTGCACGAACCATAGCTGGTGTTTCCTTTGATGGATCGGCAAATATTTCTTTAAATAATAATGCGATAACAAATGGTGCTGGTTATATCACTGCAACTCTGACAAATGAGCAAGTTCAAGATATTGTAGGAGGAATGGTTAGTGGAAATACTGAATCTGGCATTACTGTTACTTATCAAGACTCTGATGGCACATTAGACTTTTCTGTAGCTTCTCAAACAGACCAAAACTTCACAACTACTTTAAAAAACAAATTAGATGGTATTGCTAGTGGAGCTACTAATGTCACTAACACTAATCAGCTTACAAATGGTGCTGGTTTTATTACTGCGACTCTTACTAATGAGCAAGTCCAGGATATTGTTGGTGCAATGGTTTCTGGCAATAGTGAATCAGGTATTACAGTTACATATCAAGATAGTGATGGTACGTTAGACTTTTCTGTTGCATCACAGACTGATAATAATTTTACTGATGCAGATCACTCAAAATTAGATGGTATTGCTGCTGGTGCAAACAATATTACTAACACTAATCAGCTTACAAATGGTGCTGGTTTTGTAACTTCATCAATTATTAACTCTCTAAATGCAAGTAATTTATCTTCTGGAACAATACCTGATGCAAGATTCCCTTCAACACTACCAGCAGTTGATGGATCGAACCTAACAGGCATATCGGCTGGTGCTACTGGTGGCGGTTCTGATGAAGTATTCTACGAGAATGACCAAACTGTAACTACGAACTATACTATAACTAACGGCAAGAACGCTATGGCTGCTGGTCCGATTACCATTAACAGTGGTGTTACTGTTACTGTAGGGTCAGGAGAAACTCTTACTATTGTTTGATTTATGAAAGGAATTATTGAAAAACAGTTAGTTCAATGGAAAGAAGAACTAGCGAAACACGTTCAAACTAAAAATCAGGCTCAAAGAGTATTAGAAGAAGAATCAAAAACTATTTTACTGATTGAGGGTGGGATACAGGCAAAGGAGATGTTGTTGAAGAAGATCGAACAAGAATCCCTGCCAACAGGTACAGTGGAGCTAACCCAAGAATCAAAGCCAAAGTCATCAAAGTAATTGGCATACTAAGTTTCAAAAGGATTTCTTTAATCATGTTTCAAAAGGTCGCAAATTGTTTAAGTATTATCTCATTCTTAATGGTAGCTTCCATGACTGCTACAGGAGTAATAGGTTACAGGTATGTAACTTCTGAAAACTTTAAAAGCCAAGTTATGAATGAAATATTAGCTAACGTACAAGGTATGATGCCAAAGATGTTAGACAAAGGCTTACCTGAAGTTACAGGGCCATCCATACCAATTAAAGTAAAATAAATGTTAATACCAATATTTGCTGCTTTTCTAGGAATTTTAATTTATTTAGCTTGTGCTTTTGCAATGTATAAACATTTTTCTGAGAGAGCTAATTCTTATATGCGTAAATGAATTGTTGGCATTGTCAAACTGAACTTATTTGGGGTGCAGATGCAGATATTGAAGAGGATTTTCAACCTGTACTATATCAAGAGTACTCAATGGTTACAAATCTTAGCTGTCCTAAATGCGACTCATATATAGAAGTGTATAAAAGAAGAGATGCCTACGATTGACATACCTCGTTTTCAGATAAACGAAATTGAAATACACGAAATACCAATATGGAAATTTAATAATCCAACAATAAATTACATAAATAAACCTGTTGTAGATATTCCTGGTTGTGTGAGAGTTCATAGAAATAACTTAACTAGCCTTATAGACAACCCTAAAGATGAATATGGAACATATACAGAATGTGGTAACTTCAGTATTCCTAGTTTTGAACCTTTGGAGTATAACCCCAACGAATTTAAGTACACGCAAGTCGAAACCCCCAATCAGACAGAAGAGTTTGTACCAGAAACAGTAGAACCTCCAAAATACGAACCAAAGAAAAAAGAAGATAAACCGCTTTTTGTTGAGTGCCCTGGGCCGAATGACCAAAGAGTAGGACAATATGCTTCAGAGTTTAAACTGGAGCGTGTGTCTGGGCATAAAAGAAGCGAAGATGGTAGTAAATGTATAACGCTTTATGAGGACGTTAAATTCATCGAGCAATACATACCGAATCCTCCACAGCTTGTTAGTACTGCTGTTATTGCTACTGTTGCTGCCTCTACTCCACTACTGCTTAATATTGTCAAACCTTTGGTAAAAAATTTATTTAAAAAGCTGACAAAGAAAAAAGATAAGGTAGAATAATTATCCGTAGATAAGTTTAATACCCGTGACTTGTCTACTGGCCTATTTTCAGTTCGTGAGTGTGCGGTATAACTTGATTAGGTTTTGGAGCAATACGGACTCCCTCGCATAATTTAGCAAACTCACTTTTTGGATCGAAATATATACCAGCCAGCATAAGTTCACCACAGTTTTTAAGTCTTGCTATTTCATAGTTAAGCATTTTTGCATTTAATTCTTGTTTTTGTAATTGTATTTGCGTATTTGCAGCATCTAGACAAGAATTTTGAAACCTACTATCTAGTGGAATATTAAATGTAAATGCAAACCCAAAATTAAGCCCAAGAGAATCTTTGTTGCCACTATAGTTTTCTTGATAGTAAAGAATATTACCTGGATTATCAGGCACTCCATCATTATCTGCGTCTGTTGTGTCGTAGACAGGAGTTTCATAAGTGTAATCCTGAGGTCGTCTTTGATTAAATGTTGTAGTTACAAAAGGGGTAAATCCCATTTGTGGGCCAGAGCAAACTATCCCATTTCCGTATTGATTCTCAACCATTGGGCCACCTAAAACTTGGGTAGCAAAATTAGATACTGAAGATGACGATTGAGCTACAGGAGCAGCCGTATTGCTGGTATTGGCAAATACAGGATTACTTATCAGGCTTATTGCGAGAATATAGTTGTGGTATCTGTTACGCTTGTGCTTTCTATGGTTCGTGTTATATCGGTTACGGATTCTAAACCAGGTGCTTGATAAACTTCTGTAAATTGAAAAGCATCTCCCTGATTTGTCTGAGTCCAGTTGGGTCGTTGATCTAGATTTAATCCCTGCCATGTATGAGTAGTTCCGTTTATAGTTTCATTAACAGTGGTAGCTGCTGGAGAGATAGAAGATCCATCATGTTGTATTCCTGATCCCGTAACTGAATACAAGAACCCAGAATTATATTCTGTTGTTCGTATAGACTCTGTAATAATTGTGGAAGTTTCTGTTCGACTTGTGGAACTTCCCTGCGTAAAATTAGGTATAACTGGCACAGCGTAACAAGGAGCAGATATAACAAAGCCAAGAAGAAGTAGCCTCCTCATTCGATAGTAAGATCAACGACAAACTGACCTGTAATTACGATACCTGTTCCAGTTCCAGGTGTCATTGTAATATTGTGATTATCTATTGCTACGGCTGCTGTTCCTACACTACCAGCACTTGTAGATGTAAGATCACTAAAGTTTGGCACAGTACCTACTGTAACTGCACTACCTGGTGTGGCATCTCCTTCAACATAGGATTGAGCAAATGAAAACGCTTCACCACTGGTTGCTTGGGTTGCAGAAGGGAATGAAATGCTAGGAACTCCATTAGT